CAAAACAAAAAGAATATGGAATTATTATAAAAAAATATTATGATGCAGAAGATGAAAAATTCTATTTAAAAAAAGAATTAGATTTAATTAAAAAAAAATATAATATAATAAAACGTAATTACAGAGACTTAGAAGTAAAATACGAGGAAAGTTGCAAAAAATTAAAATCTATGATATAATTTTATGTAGTTGGAGGAAATCATTATGGGAAAAAGTTATATAGCAGAAAGCATAATGAGAGAGTACGAGAGAAAGAAAAGATATGAAGCAAAAATACAAAGACAAGAATTAGCAAAATTTATAAGAGAAAATTGTTCAATATGTAAAAATAGTAATACAAAATTATGTCATATTGTAAAAAATGTAGATAATAAATTTAGTTGCCCCTTTAAAAATATATAAATTTAATCAACATACTAGGCTCTGTTGATGTTGCAACTTACTTTCAACTATATCCTAGTTAATAGCTATAAATAGAATGTAGTGATATAGAAAAAACTAGTTGTCGGTTTTTACATATTAAGTTATGGTTTGAAGCACGACCTGAACCTAAACAGACAAAAAACAATAAAAAGTGCCATAAGTAGAATTGGGCTACTTTATATCATTACATTGTGTATATAGAATAAATCCCGACGGGACTAAAACAAATTGGAAAGAAATAATTGCATAAAACTTTACAGGAGAAAAAGCTATAAAATTAAATTAAAGAGTAGTTATGGTAAAGATACAAGAACATATAGATAAAATAAATGAAATAAAGAAGCATATAAATAATTCAAAAGGAAAACAAAGGTTACAATATATAAAGTTTTTACATAGATTGCAAAAGCAATTAAGCGAATGTAATATGTATTTAGTAAGATAAAAAGGAAGTGATATAGTGGCTAAAGAGGATATAGTAAAATACCAATTTGGAAAACGAACCGCAAAAGAACAGCAAGAAATATCCAAACAAGGTGGCATTGCAAGTGGAAAAGCTAGACAAGAAAAAGCCACTATGAAAAAGGCTTTAGAAATGTTATTAGATGAAAAAAATAAGAAGAGTGGCAAAACATATAGAGAACTAGCAACATTAGGCTTAATACAAGGAGCTATAAAGGGCAAGAGTGATAATTATAGATTAATATTAGAACTAATGGGAGAATTAAAACAGAAAGAAGAAGAAAACAATAACGGAATATTAGAGAACTTGTTAGGAGCATTAAATAAAGCAAAGGAAAGTAAATAAATCTGTTTAGTGTAATGGTAGCACAATAGTCTCCAAAACTATTAGTTGAGGTTCAAATCTTTAAACAGGTGCCAGAGGCTAGGTCGCTCCTAGATAACAGTAGAGTTTTACAGGGACTCCTGCGAAAATAAATTTTAAAACCTGTACATTATTTTAAATGTAAAATAAAATAAGGAAATAAAAAATGAGTAAAACATTAAATGAAATGTTAAATCCAAAGCAAATAGATTTTATGCTTTATGATGACAAAAGAATAAACTTATTAACAGGAAGTGTAAGAAGTGGAAAGACTTATGTATCATTGCTAAAATGGGCAGTATTTGTAGGAAGTATGCCAGAGAATTGTGAGTTCTTAATGACAGGGAAAACAATAACATCATTGAAAAGAAACTGTTTAGGATTATTACAAGATCTAGTAGGAGATAATTTCAAATATAGTTTAAGTCAAAAGAGTGGTACATTATTTGGTAGAAGGATATGGTTAGAGGGTGCAAATGATGATAGAGCAGAAAGTAAAATAAGAGGAATGACACTTGCAGGAGCTTATGTAGATGAGTTAACACAAATACCAGAAGATTTTTATAGAATGTTATTATCAAGATTAAGTATGAAAGGTGCAAAATTATATGCAACAACAAACCCTGATACACCAACTCACTGGGTAAAATTAGATATAATAGACAATGAAGAAATAGATAAGAAAGTATGGCATTTTACTTTTGATGATAATGAAATATTAAGAAAAGAAAATCAAGAGTATTTTGATAATTTAAAGTTAGAATATCAAAGTATGGGAGAAGTATATTATCAAAGATTTATCATGCGGTATTTGGTGTTTAGCAGAGCGGATTAATATACAAACAATTTGCAAATAATCCTGAAATGTTTATAAAAGATGAAGCGGTTGATGAATATGGTAATCCTATAAGATTTATGATAATATCAATTGGAATAGACTATGGAGCAAGTCAATCAAAGACAGTATTTAAAGCGACAGGCATAACTCAAATGTTTAAGCAAGTGTGGACTATAGATGAAATGACAATAGAGGGAGTACATACGCCAGAGGATATTTATGCAAAGTTTGAAGAATTTTATAATAGAATAGTTGCTAAATACAACAAAGTAACTCACGCATTTGGAGATTATCGGAGCATTAGGAGAAGTTCTTACTTATGGATTGAATAAATATCTGCAACAAAAAGGCATTCCTTTAAGAGTACAGGATTGTATAAAAGGTCAAATAGTAGATAGAATAGAATTAGATTTACATTTAATGGCACAAAACAGAAGATATATATTAAAAAGTTGCAATTATATGATAGATGCTTATAAAGGAGCAGTGTGGGAAGAACGGAAAAGAAAATGTAAGACTTGATGATGGTGTAACATCTGATATAGATAGTCTTGATGCCTTTGAATATAGTGTGTTTCCATTTTATGATAAATTAATGATGACTATAAATAATAGATAATTTTAAATTATGCAAAAAAATCTTAAAAGTGCTGATGTACAAGGCTTTGATAAAAACAGGGTATCAAAAAACACCGAGAAAACACTTTTGAGTGTAAGTTATTATGTAAAGGAGATGTAAAATGAAATTAAAAGAATTATACGAAATAATAAAAAAAAATAGTATACCAGAAGATGCAATTTTACTAAGTGATAGTGGATGGGAATGCGGTACAACCGATATGGATGGAATATATTATAATAAAAAAGAAAATATAATAGTATTTACACAAGAATTTGATGAATTTGATAAAGACTATTATAATAATCCAGAATGGATTATGTTAAAATAAATTAATATGGGAGGTAAAAATGAAATTAGAAAAATTTTTACAAGATAATTACAATTATAATCCAGAGGTAAAAGACAATATAAAAACATATATAGAACAATGGAAGTCATGGTATGCTGGAAATGTTAAAAGCTTCCATAATTATTTTATATATAATGGACAAAGAAAAGTAAATAAAAAGAGATTCACTTTAAATATGGCAAAAGAGATAAGCGAAGACTGGGCAGATATTTTATGGAGTGAAAAATGCAAAATATCACTAAAAGATGAAAACACGCAAAAACAATTTGATGAATTAGCAGATAGTTTAGATTTATACACATTAATTACACAATTAATAGAAAAATCAGGGGCATTAGGAACAGAGATGGCAGTTGTTAGTGCTTATGATATAATAAAAAATGAAGATGGAATGACATTAGACGTAAGCAACGCAAAAACAAGAGTAAACATAGTTGATATAGATTGGATATTTCCATTAAGTTGGGATAATACAGGAATAACAGAATGTGCTTTTGGAAGTGTTAAATATATAGGCGGACAAAAATATGTTGTTTTATCAGTACATAAATTAAATGATGCAGGAAACTATGTAATATATAATCATTTATTTAGCGAAACAAACGGAAATTTAACGGAAGTATTAGGACAAGAGGGAACAGAGAACGAATTTGATACAAAGTCAAATGTAAAATGGTTTGCAACATTTAAGCCATTACTAACAAATAACTTATTTGAAAATAATCCATTTGGGATACCACATTATGCTAATGCAATAGATGTAATGAAGACAGTTGATATAGACTTTGACGCATTTAAGAATGAAGTAAAAGATGGCAGAAGAAGAACATTTGCAAGAGCTGAAATGTTTAACTATGATGGTGGAGAACAAAAACTAACATTTGACCCTAACGATACAGATATTTATATGCTACCTAAAGGTGCAAATAAAGATGATTTAATACAATCAGATACAGATAATTTAAGAGTAGCAGAACAAATAAATGCTATAAATACATCTTTAAATATATTGGGAAATAAAGTCGGTTTTGGAGAAAATCACTATCATTTTGATGGAACTAATTTAAGTACAGCAACAGCAGTAATAAGTTCTAATAGTAAAATGGCTAGAAGAATGAGAAAGTTACAAATAGGATATGAAAGTGCTATATATGATTTAGTAAAAGCAATATGTTATGTATCAACAGAATTTGGCAAATATAACTTAAATACAGATGATATGGTAATACAATTTGATGATAGCGTGATAGAAGATTTGGAGAGTGAGAGCAATCGTGCATTAAGAGAATATAATGCAGGTTTAATTTCAGCTGAAGAGTACCGCCAACGTATTTTTGGAGAAAGCCCTGAAATTTCAAAGCAAAAGATGAATGAAATTAGACAGCAATCTCCGAATGTTGAAGATTTAATTGGAACACGCCAAGAAGTTGATTAAAAAGTAATAATATGATATAATACATACAGAGATAGATAAGGAGTAGCTACCTTATTGAAAGGCACACCAACTTGCTTTCTCTGTATTTATTTTTTTAGTTGGTAGAAAGTTGGTAAATATGGAAGAAATATAGAAAGACATTAAAGGATACGAAAAGATGTATCAAATAAGTAATCATGGAAGGATTAAAAGTTTATCTAGATTTATAAATAGTAGTAAACAATATAGTTCAATAGGCTATTATTCAAAACAAAAAATAATAAAACAAAGTGTATCTAAAACAGGGTATTATATTTGCACTTTATGCAAAAACGGAAAAGGAAGAACTTTTAAGGTACATAGATTAATTGCAGAAGCTTTTATTGACAATCCTAATAATTATCCTATTATAAATCATAAAGATGGGAACAAATTAAACAACGCAATAGACAATATGGAATGGTGTGATTATTCACATAATAACAAAGAGGCATATAAGCAAGGGTTAAAAGAAAGCAACTTAAAGTGGATAGTAGAACTTAATAAAAGAAAAAGAAAAAAAGTAAATCAATATGACTTAAATAATAATTTTATAAAGCAATATAAATCTATACATGAAGCTGAAAATGAAACAAGAACACATCATATAAATATTATAAAAGTATGTAAAGGCGAAAGAATTACTGCAGGTGGTTATAAATGGAAATATGCAGAGGAGGCAGAAAATGTTAAGTCATGAAGTTGAGGAGGCTGAATAATATGAATGAAGTAAATATTATATTTTGTTATTTAATTGGAATTTTGTATAATATTGCATCTGTTGTTTGTTTTACTATATTAGCAATAATATTTAATAAATGGTGGATTGTTTTCTTTTCACTATTATTTATAAGAGATATATCTATAAAGACAACTGATGAGAAAGAAAGCAATGAGGAGTAGTTTATGCTTAGTCAAGAAGTAGAAGAAAGATTATCAGAACATCTTGTAAATCGTATTGAAGAAGCTAATAGTTATATATTAAAAAAAATAGGTGAAGCAATAAGACAAATAAGCACATTAACACCAAGTCAAGCCTATCAGATTCAGCAAATCTTGAAATATCGGACGGAACTTATAATGAAATAGCAAAAGAACTAGCTAGAGTAAGTGGTAAAAATGTGCAAGACATATATAAGATATTTGAAGAAGTGGCAAAAAACAACAAACAATTTGCAAAACAATTTTATCAATATAGAGGTATTGATTATATTCCATATAGCAAGGACATAGCATTACAAAATATGGTTAAAAGTTTAGCAACTATAACAGCTGGAATGTATAGAAACATATCAAATACAAGTGTAATAGGGTTTATACAAGATGGAACATTTAAACAATTACAACAGGTTTATCAAGATACAATAGACAAAGCTATATTAAGTATAAGTCAAGGTAAACAAGATTTTTATTCTAGTATGAGGCAAACATTGAAAGAATTAGGTGGAAGCGGTTTAGTACAATATGAAAGCGGTAGAACTAGAAGATTAGATAGTGCAGTTAGAATGAATATACTAGATGGAATAAGACAAGTAAGTAATGAAACAAGCAAAAGATTTGCACAAGAATATAATGCAGATGGAATTGAAATATCAGTCCACCCACACCCAGCTCCAGATCATGCAGATATACAAGGCAGGCAATTTAGTATAGAAGAATATGACAAGCTAGAAAATGGAGATGTAACAACAGATTATCAAGGCAATAAATATGATGGTGCAGATAAAAGACATATTGGAGAATATAACTGCTATCATAAAATATTTAGTATAGTTTTAGGAGTAAGTAAGCCAGAATATACAGATAAACAATTAAATGACATACGAGAATCAAATTTAAGCGGTTTTGATTTTGAGGGAAAGCATTATACTATGTATGAACGGAACTCAATTATGCAGAAGAGTAGAACTTGAAATAAGAAAAGCTAAAGACACTCAAATACTTGCTAGAGCTAGTGGAGATGATGAATTAGTATTACAAAGTCAAGGAAGAATAACTAAACTTACAAATAAATATAGAGAAATATTAAAAGCTAGTGGTTTACCATCACAATTACAAAGAGCTTCGGTTAGTGGTTATCGAAGAGTAGCTAAAAGCAAATTGCAATAAATTAATATTTATGATATAATATATAGAGAAGTAGAATAAAAGTATAATGTGCATAAGGTGGATAACTTTATGGATAACTTGAAAGAAAGGAGGTGTAAAATATGGAGAATTTAGTAAAAGTTCAATGTATATTAGATACAGGATATAATGATGCAGATTTAGGCGAGTTTATAGACAAAAACAGAATTTATTATGTTACAGAAGCAAGAGCAAAATTACTAGAAGAAAAAAAGGCAGTTAAAATATTAAAAGATCAAGTTGATACTTTAGACAACATAGAAGAGGTGGAAGAAAAAAAAGAAGAAAAACCAAAAAGAAGAAATAGGCGTTCAATGTAAGTTGCACAAAATAAAAAAGTGTGTTATAATGCAAGTGTAGTAGGAGTAGCAATGGCAATGAATATAAAATGTAATTGTGGAAAATTACTTTGCAGATATAAAGATGGATACCTGTATTTATACTGTAAAAGTTGCAAAGAAGAAAAGAAAATACCAATAAATAAAATAATAGTAGAGCCAAAGAGCCGAGATTAAATTCTAGGCTCTTTTTTGTTTAGAATAGAGGTGTTATATGTTAGATGATATTGGCGGTGTTTGGCGAACTGTTGGCGGACGTAGAATTTTTATAAAAGACGGCGAAGATTTAGAAACTGCAATGAAAAATAGTGGCAAATTTAACAGAAAAAAAGAAAAAACATATTATATCGATAAAAATACTGGAAAATATATAGGCAGAAATATTGATGGAGAGTATTTTGGCTTAACTGATGACAAAGAAAAAGCTGAATTGACATTAAAAGACATTAAGAATATAGAAAAATCAACAAAATTTTTTAAAAAACACAATATTGAACCTCAAGAAAAAAAAGAAATAAAAGAAGAACTGGAAAAACTCAATTACGCAGATAAAGAATCTATTGAAAATGAATTATTTGCAAGAAGAGAAGGATATTCTAGTTATGCCGAATACAAAAAGCAAAAAGATATTCAAATTAAAGAAAATATAAAGAAAACTAAAGAAGAATATGAAAAATCATATGTATATAACAATGCAAAGAAAGGATACGATAAATATAATAAATTCTTTAATGATGAAGAAAGAATATCGGTCGAAAATGAAATATATAACAAAGAAGTATTTAGCGAACTAATCAAAAGAGAAGCAAAAAAAATGTATGATATTGAAGAAACACACAGTAGTGCAAAAAAAGGTTCAAAATTTTCCGATAGTATATATTTAAAAAACAAAGAAACAGGAACAGAAGTTAGAATATCAAATCATGAATTACCTGAAACTGCTGAACGATTATACAACCGTGAAAAAAATGGTGGACGCACACGATGGGATAAGGAACTAGTATTAAACAATGACACAATGAAAGAAATAGTTCAAATTAAAACAGAAAAAGAATTTAAAAACTTCATAAGGGAGTTATTTAAATAAACGTGTGGCATAGCAACGAAAAGACTAGCAAAAAATAATTAAATCTATTCGTGGACTTTACCACGTAAAAAAATGTAGGAGGAAAATTATGAGAGAATTTTTAAGAGGATTAGACTTGGACAAAGAAACAATTGATACAATTATGGCTGAATATGGCAAGAATGTGCAAGGATTAAAAGAACAAATAGACAGTTATAAAACAAAAGTATCAGAATATGAAAGCCAAGTAAAAGAATTAAATGGAACGATTGAATCAAACAAAAAATCACTTGAAAATTTAGAAACAATTACAAATGAGAATAAACAATTAAAAGCAGATATCCAGCTAAATGGAACAAATGTAAAGAAAGAGTTTAGTAAGTTTGTAAAATCAGAAGTTATGAGCAAAATGGACGATAAGACGGACTTTGCTCAAGCATTAGAAGGATTTAAAAAGGAAAATCCACAATATTTTGGCGAAACAGTAATAACCAAAACACAAACAGCACCAAGTTTGAATAATGGTACACAACCACAAACAACTTCAAGTATTATGAATAACTTGATAAGAAGTGCAAGAAATAATTAGAAATAGGAGGAAAGAAAAATGGCAAATATTACAAGAACAGATGTAGATAGCTTAATTGAGACACAAGTTGCAAATGAAATTTTTGAAGGAGTTATAAAAGACTCTAAAGCATTATCAATGTTTAGAAGATTACCAAATATGACAAGTGACAAAACAAAATTAAGAGTATTAGACTCTTTACCAGTTGCTTATTTCGTAGATGAGTCAACAAGCAATGGTAGAAAAAATACAACTAAAA